GAAAAACTTTTAACAGAACTTCCTTTTTCTTTGTAGTCGGGGTAGCGGGATTCGAACCCACGACCCCCTGCTCCCAAAGCGGCGTGATTATAAAGGATATTCAGCTACATGTCAGTCAATTATAATGATGCGAGCTAACCATTTCAAAGATAGTTCAAAGAACGCTATTTTGAGGGCTTCATTTTAGCCCTTTCTAACTCATGATTCAATAAAGCAATTTCTTGCTTTTGGGCGCTGTTTTCTCGCAGTACTTTCCGGAGTTGTTGCCGAAGAGAAGCGATTAATTTGTCTTTTTCTTCCATACATTTATATTTTAAAAGAAAACATAATGCGTAATTATAACAGAAAACAACACATCAGAGATTGCTACTTTTCAATAGCATTATCTATACTTTCCATATTAATGGGAATTGTTTCTATAATTATATCCATAATAGTTATTTGCAAATAGCAATTATCGAAACAATTAAAGAAGCAAAAGCTATAGCTACGGCAAGAATACTAAACCTCTTTGCTGTACGGTCGATTTTTCTCTCCCGTTCCAATCCCTGGAAAGCCCCTTGACTAGCAAAATCGCTTCCATAAGCATTTAGCGAATATGAATGCCATGTTTCATTTGATAGTTCGCCATATAGGCTTCCATATTCCTTCAATATCTCATTGACCTGCGCCAAGAGTTGCCAATCAGCTTCAAGGTTCAATTTTGCAAATTCAATCTTTCCATTATTCTTGTACGTTTCAAGAAGGATGGAATTCGCTATTTCTTGTGGTTTATTCATTTCTTATCAAGTTAAATCGAAATCTGTTTATATTTTAATAGAAAATATGGAAAATATCTATTTAGCATCCTTAGTAATTTTGATTATTGTACTATTGTTTGCAGGCATATCTTACGCTATAGTATACACATTGAACGAATTGTATGAAACTGCAGATAGTCTATTAAAGAAAAGAATTATCACCGCCATATCAATTATATTGCTATTAAGTTTCTTGTATTCTTTACCTATACTTGTTTCTCATCTCTAAATCCCACAATATTTTAGTTATATAATCAATTTATTCAATCTTATTAGCTAGCTCTATCCATGAGTCATCATAAAAGTCTGTAGTAAGAATTTTGGCTAAATCTCTTGGGAGTTTCGGTGAAACCTCAAGTATCATATTTTCAGTGATATTCACGAAATTACGTTCTTTAGCGACTAACTTTGTTACAATGTTGGGGTCAATTTCAAATGCTTTCTTTATACACTTCAGCGCTAATACATATTTATAATCAGTTTCGGCAGGATGCCAATCCGGTTGCTTCTCATACTCGTCCATATATTCAGCTGCAAAGTGAGTTGCGAGCCCCTCTTCAAATACATTAGCATTAATTCCTCGGTGGGGACACAAGCAATGTATTGTCTCATGTGCTAACTGATACAATCCTCTATTTATATCATTCTTACATATATCCATCACTCTAATTCCAACTACTTTAGAGCTAAGAAATGGAAACCATGTGTGCGGAAAGCCTTCTTCAGTATAGGATACTCCACATATTGAATAAGATGTATCTCGTATACCATATTTTTCTTCTGCTATTTTCAATATACTTCCTAATTTGACATTTAGGATCTTGAGTGCTAAGGCAGGGTCAATATCAGTCATTTTTATAGATGTCATTATATTCTGTATTTTTAGTTACACAATCAATCTGCTAGACTTCTAAACTTATATGGTCATTGTTTCTCATAGAATAGCAGTCCGACACGATCTATATGTTCGCCAATGGGAGTCCCTACATTTTTATTATAGTTAACTACGTCAACTTTATACAATAACCCCAAATCCTCTATCTGGATATTTATATCCATTAGTTGGTTAAAAGTTATATTTTCTCCTACAGCTGCCAAATCTATATCAGACCCTTCTGAATAAGTTCCTTTTGCCCTGGAGCCAAAAATAAGTACCTTATCAATATTGGGGAAGCGCCGGAATACACTACAAATATCCGTTATTACTGTATCACTAAGACCGTACATAATCAAAACAATGTTCCCATTTCAATTCGTAGCTTTTCTTCATTCAACTTGCTATCAAGTTGTTTCAACAAAAGCGAATACTCCTCATATATTTTGCGTACAATTTCAATAGCGTCACCTTCATTATAAGTATGCGAAGTAGTAACCCTAGCTTTTGCCATTCTACGCCAGCCGTCATGATCCGTGATCATATTATCTTCAAATGCCTTTTGAAGAGTACCATTCGGACCTTGCACAAACTCGTAACCTTTATATTTCAACAGGTCCTGAAGGACTTTCCAACCAAGTTCAAAAGTATATTCAAATCTTTGTATCAGTCCTTCCATTTCAAGTTCAGATAAACTATCTGGAGTCTTATCAGATTCAGTTATATCCAGAATCCGCTTATTAGCCCGGTGAAAGCTGTCATATCTTTGTAACCAACGTATATCTTGTTCCATAAATCTATTTTTCTTAGTTGTACAATCAATTAACTAGACTTCTAATTGTTATCTGATATTAGTCTATTTTCTTTTTGAATATCAATTAACTCATAACTAGTACTTTTCCTTCCATCTTTAAAAGTAAAATTGCGCTCAAGAATCATCATGGTACAATTTTCATTAGAATATCTTCTAATATATTCTACAATCATATCCTCATCAATATCTTCACTTATTTTACCATGTTTTATGTTGCCATCTTCATCCAAAAATTCAAATTTACCAGATTCAACAAATGCTCCTTTGAAAACACCATTTATTTTTATATTGTTTTCTTGACAATGTGTTGATGTAGTCCTTGCATACCCTGTCATATTATCATCTACACTTAATTCCACATAGTGGCTACCCGATTCCATTTTTAGCATACTATTTTCTGACGCTAATTCCTTGAAGAAATCTTTTAAATAAGTAAACATTCTGCTAGGATGATTGGAAACTAATTTCTCATACTGTTCTTGGTCAGTAGCTGTAGCTTGGATGATATCCATGACTTCCTTAATAGAATTAGCTGCATAATCTTCTGCAAAAAGGTCTTCATTATTCATTAAAGAGAGTTCAAAACCAAATGAACCTTGAGGTAAACCTGTTAGAAACATTTCTCCCATTTTAGTTTTCCCCAATTTACCTCTTTTTCCTATACGTTCTTCTCCATAAGCATCATAAACTATTTGGGTCTTTATCATACCTTGTATCGAACTCATTGTTTTGCTAGCAAATGAAGACTTTATTCCCATAGAACCCAAAACCGCATTTCCCGCAAATAGTAAACTAATCTTTGCTTCTACAGAATGTTCTTCTAATTCCTTTAGTTGCCTTTTTATTTCTTCTATACGATTTTCTAAGGATACTTTCATTAATAGACTATCCTTAGAAACTTCTAATAATTGTTGTGTTTCAGTTAATTGCCACTGAAGCCACTCTTTTTTTGAATGATTTCCCATAATCATAGTGAATTTAAAAAGTTTAAGGCTTCATTATCTGAATCAAGGGTATTGTACAATGGTAACTCAATCATACCTTTCCATACCCCAGCCCTATTATGACTAAACAATTGAATCCAATATTTGGTCATTTGGACAGTCATTAAAGGATTCTGGTCAAATATCACAAGATAGTGGTCTACATGATATTGGCTTTTTGAAAGAGAGGGAGATGCAAATGCTGGAAATTTAATAATTATATCTTGCTCGAGTTGAGGAGATATCTGTGATATAAAACTCACCACATCAATATCATGTGGAGCTCTTTTTTCTGACGCTTCAATATTCTCTGTAAAACTCCCATCAATCCATTGGAATCCATTTACAATATTCTTTTTACATGCCTCTAATCTAAAATAGATAAATCCTTTTAAAATCTTTATTCTTTCAGATGATGTTGCAAACTTTTTACAGAATTCCATAATATCTGTTTTATATGGTGATATTTTACTAGTATCTGTGGGATTCCCTAAATGAGGAGGGAGCACGTTGTTATAATTAAAATCAGGAATTGAAGCCATAATATTTGTGCTTTGAGTTTTTATTTATCTTCTTTCTTCACTCGCTTAGGATTATATGTCCTTTTTTCCTGTAGGTCATCTCGTTTAATCACGTATCCACCATTTTCATCCATTTCCTCAAAGGTTCCTTTATGTGGTTCCGCATTAGGATATATTCGCTCAACTTGAACATGATCACCTTTTTTTAATATTTCTTTTCCCATATATTATTTTTTTAGTTACACAATCAACTAACTATCACCAATTTACAATAGATATAACTTTGGGTCTTCATATTTATCAAAGTCAGGAGCTAGCTTATATGGAGTTGATGAAGTCTACAGCATAACTCATATCCCGTTTAGTATACTCCATGTATTCTCTGATAGCTTGTTCAGTATATCCTTTGTTTTTAAGAATTTTCCATTTACGTAAATGCTGTTTGAAGTCATCGCTGTTTTCATCCACTGTCGGCACCTCTTTAGCAGGAGCCTCGTTATATGGCTTATTGGGTTCTTTTTTCAGTTCTGCTACAATATTTTCATCCTTGGCAACATGGGGCTTATCGTTATCCTTTGAGTTACTTTGCTCCTTTATTACAGAAGAAAGTTTATCAATGCTTGAAGACAATTCACGGCTTCTTTCAGCATATAAGTTTTTCAGTTGCTTTACATCAGTTGTAAGCTGGAGGAACTTCACAATCAAGACAATAAGAATAACCAACTGGATGATTCCAGCCAATAGATATACAAGACCTACAAATCCAAATGCTTCCATAAGTTTATTTATTAGTTAGTTTATTCAATCGTTCCTGCCATTTCGATATGATAGGATATGGATTATACAATTCAAAAGCACCATTATAATATGTTATCTTTTTCTCGTTGTTAACTCTATCTTTGGCAAAATCATATTTATTATACTTTCTTGCTAAAGCATAGATGTAGCTCTGTTGTCTATCCCTTAGTTCGGTAAAATGATTTATAGACAATTCGAGAACTCGTCTTTCTTCATTTTGTAGTTTTGCCTTGGAATATATTTTAATGAGCTTATCGTATGGAGTTGGTAAATAAAATTGCTCAAATAATATTCTCTCGTAAATCTTAGAAGCTTTATCTAATCTACCTTGTTCTTCATTTTCTTTTGCATCCAAAATCATTTTCTTGAACTTATTTTGAATTTTCCAGATTTCATGTTTGTTGTTGTCATTTAAAAAAGAACAGGAACGATCCTCTCCACTATTATAAAAGTCAAATTCCTTAAATCTTAACTTCACTTCTTCATATAGTACACCTAACGGTTTGGTTTTGGAATAGTATATAGTAGCTTCTTTGGGTAATATGGTTTCGGGCTTTACGTAGTCTTCTTTTAATTTCATTAGCCGTTTCTGAAATTTCTTCACCTCTTCTTCATTTATACCAGTAAAGACTTGGATAGCTATATTTATAACACGCTTTTCGTTTTCTATATCACCAGCTTTATGATATAGTATCGTCAGCCGTTCATAAGAATGAGTCGCTGGGTATCCAATCTTCAAGTTTGATTCATATACAGCTATTGCTGAAGCAATATCGCCTTGCTTCTCAAAAGCTATTCCTTTATTATTATTAGATGCCGTTAGCTGCAAACTATTCTCATCATTTTTATATGCAGCAAGTTTCTTTTCCCATTCTTTAAGTACGGTTGCTTTCACTGTAAACCATTTGCTTTCATCTAACAAATGTTCTGCGAAGTAATCGGCTGACATTTTACTATCCATTATTGGGAAATATTGCTGTAACTTCCACCATGTAACCTTTGTATATTCAGATATGGGCATAGATGTACTGTCGGTCCGCATCGAACCTGATTTCTTTAATATGCGATTTTTCTCCCACTGTTCAATGAGTCCTTTTCCAACATTAAAACTATGTTGTCCATCAATAATAGCCTTTCTATATATAGAGGCTAATTTATTATCCATATAGGGTAAATAAGAACGGATTTCATGGCTTGAAAGTCTTTGAGTACTAGAGAATGTATTTGTATGTGTCCTTACAGAAGCATTTTCATTCTTAATATTATCCTCATAAATGCTATTTTCGTATGCCTTTTTTTGCTTGTAATAATCGTACTCACTTCTTTTTTCAATAATATCATTTATTCTTTTCTTCCTGTTGGCGGAAGTAATAATAAGTATCCCTATTACTAATCCTATAATGGCTAAAATCCACATTTACTTATTCATTAATACATTAATCAATCGTTCCTTTTCCTCGAGAAGTTTATCCTTGCCTTCAAGACGTTTGTCCTTCTCATTAATAATGTTCTTTAGATATTGAATTTCACGCATTGCTGCTTCTAATTCATCTTGGCATTTAGATACTTCAAGTTTATTATGTTCTCCTGAAACGACGGAGTTGCCGTTTCCATTAACTGAAGCAGAGTTGTTTTTATTGCAAATATTAGGATAAAAGAACGATATATCTTGTCCTATGGCAGTTGCAATGTTTTCAAGTAAACCTGTTTTTATATCATCAACCTTGAGATATGCATTAAAAGTCTGAGGACTTACACCTAATTTCACAGCAATTTCACTTTGGGTAAAGCCACATCTTTTTAATTTTTCTTTTATTTCTAAACCTGTCATAATCAAGATATTATAAATTCATAAAACAAATGGCTGAAAATAATCAGTATTTTATTTGATAAAATAAATATTATGCTTTATATTTGCAGCGTAATCATTAAAACATTAAAGTTATGACAACACTTTTATTGACCTCTATCATCCTTGTATTCCTCCTTATAATATTAGGAATTACATTTCGGAAACCTATTATTCGTCTAATTCACAATCACCAGGATACTAAACTACGTAAATGGTGTGTACAACAAGCAACTATTAGTAAAACCTTTGATTCTTACGATCACTATACTGAAACCTATTACGCTTCATCTAACGCAGTAGCAGCTTCAGCCGAGAGGATCTATCTATTCATCAAAGAGTATATTACTTACTTATCAGATGAAGAGAAAGAAGCCATCTTTCCGGAGAAGTACAAGAAAAAGGATGATTCTTAACCTCGTCCTGTCTTACGTGTAGACGGTTTTGTTTCAGATGGTAATTTAAGAAGCTTACGACTTAATTCTTCATAAGAGTCTTTGACGTAAATACAATCATCTTTGCTGAATCGGATAATAGTGTAATCTTCATCTTTATATAAAGATTGGATAAAATCAATGTTGATAACCTTTTCAATATCATAGGCATCAATCACCTTGATAAAATTTTTCATAACAGTTTCATTTAGTAAAGAAACGGAAGCCCTGCATCCGGCCTGAGAAACTTGATTCAGAGCTCCGTGTCTTTCGATTAAACATTTTAAAACGTAATCTTTAAAACATTACAAATATGAGCAAAAAAAATGGTTCAGACAATAATATTGTCCCAAATCTCAAAAAATTACCCCTAGCAGAGTATTTTGCAGCCTTACCAAAGGCAGAACGTCGTCCAGTTATCATATCAGCTCCTAAAGAAGATGTTATTACAGCTATTGTAGAAGCGACACAACGTAATCGTCATACAGTTCGTTGCTGGATGTATGGATATACTCAACCTAACAGTATGGTTGAAAAAAAGATTGTAGCTGAGATCTTACAATCAGATGTCGCAACCTTATTTCCTGAAAGAAAGGAGGAATGATTATGACTGGAATGGAATTTTATTTCACTCCTAAAGGTGAAGTTATGATTACCGATGAATGTGGTACGCGTCAATTGGAACAGTCAAATCGGGAGTTTATTTCCGAAATCATAACTCGAATGGGAATATTTTGGCCAGAAGCACTGGAGAAAGCATCATTGGAATATACAGACCGACGATATAATATCCCTTGGTTTGAATTTTCAATAGTACGTCGTTTTCTTAAATGTAATTTTGGTGAGTTCGATTCAACAATGGATATTGATCAGATGGGAAACTTTCACTTTGAGGAGGTCAAATGTCCGTTAAAGGGTGAATGCAAATATGAAGGAATAATCTGTAAACCAAAATTTAATAGTACACTGTCGGAACGTGAGTTAAGCGTTATGCGATCATTTTATGAAGGGATGGAAGAAAATGCAATAGCAGATAAGTATTGCATTTCATTGGAAACTGTACGTACACATAAACGGAATGCCTTTAGGCGTATAGATGTCCATTCCTTGGCAGAGTTCTTTCAGTATGCTAGGAAAAACAATCTATTTCAATAACAAGTAAACTCTAAAATCAATATTAATCAGGCAGCATAGCATAGAGATGCAGATGTGTTTCAGTAAATCAGCTCAACACCATTCAAAAGTTTAACAAGAAACAGCCTATTAAAGATTATGGAAAATTGCTTCGAAATGATGGTCGCCCGATGTATTAAGATTGGAACTGTTCAAACGCTAACGATGCTGGGCCTACTCCCCGAAGTAGTAACAATATCACAAGCGGAAGATATATACGGAAAACGCCTGATTACAGAATGGCGCGAAAAAGCCTGGATCAAGTTTTATCCGGCAAATAATAAGGAACGAGGGAAATATTATGTGAAGCGTTCAGAACTGGAAACAGCCAGCGCAATGATGGACCTGCATAATAAAGTACCGGACAACATTATCAAACAACTAATGCAACTAGCCGTATGACCTACATACCGAAGTCATCAGAAATGCTAAAGGCTCTACAGGAAAGCATTGGTAAGCAGCTTGACGCAAGAGAAGAACAGAAAAGGATATGTAGCTCTGAACCAACTCCTACAGAGGTGGCACCTTGTAAGATGGATATAACCAAACAACCTACTGCGGAGGACCTTCTATTAATGGAAGAATACAGCCGTGGAGTATATCAAGGAGACTAATAAATAACTAATATTTAAATAATTATGAGTAACAGTATTCAAATTAGAGTGGAGGAGCTAAACGCACTTCCAGCAACGAAAATTGTCGAAAATGAGAAAGTTGAACAGAAGTTTGTCGGCATGTATAACGCTATTTGGGGCACAGAAATGGGTGAACAGATTTATAACCGCGAGAAGTTTCATTTCAATAAATTATTGACTGAAACGCCAGCTTTACAGGAATGTACAAAACTGTCCCTCTTTGGTTGTTTCCTTGATATGGCAGTGAATGGTCTTTCTCTTGACCAATCAGGCAGACCGCAGTGCTATTTAATTCCTCGTAGTGCTAAAGTGAAAACTGCTAATGGTGATATGTGGGAAAAACGTGCCGGGCTCACGGTTTCAGCTTATGGTGAAGTATATATGCGCCAGCGTGCCGGACAAGTTCGCTATGTAGATAATCCAGTAGTAGTATTTGAAGGTGACAAATTCCGCCCTATTATCGGAGTAAATGGTGCTAAATCTATAGAGTACGAAGGAGCTTTCCCTAGAAAGTCAGACAAGCCGGTTGCCGTGTTTATACGTATTGTACGTAATGACGGGTCAGTTGATTACTCTTGGATGATGGAATCAGATTGGAAACGTTTATCTACTTTTTCAGCCAAGCAAAACAAAGGAACGGCAAACTCTCTGTATACCTCCAACGGTGGACATATTGATACAGGATTCCTTGAAAACAAAATGATTAAACACGCTTTCGATGCATACCCCAAAGTACGAACGGGCAATTATACATCTATGGAGACACAACAGGAAGAACCTGTTATTGATTACGGGTTAGTAGATGAAGAAAAAAATAATGAACCTGTTCAAACGGTAGATGACATTAATGCTCCTTTCGGAGAAGAAAAGCAATTAGATGCTCCGGAACCTGTACAAGTAACAGTGTCTGAAGATGATGCAAACGGAGGCTTCTAAGTATTTACTAACCAATTTAAGAAAACAATTATGGTAACAGAATTAATCAAAATAGATGAGGTAAAAAACATCCTTTCATCCTTTCCGGACATCATCGGAAGGAATACTAGCTCTGTTAAGAAATGCAATGAAGCTGGTCAAACTCTCCTTGATACAATCGAAGGAGAAGGTATGAATGAAGCAATAGACCAAGCTGCAGCTGATTACTTGAAAAAAGTTAGTGTAACTATCAAAAACATGGATGAACGTCGTAAACCTATCACACAGATATTTGATAGAGTGCGTTCTTTCTTCACTTCACAGGAAAAAGAGATTGATCCTAAAGATTCTACTACAATTCCCGGAAAGCTTGTAGCAAAGCGCAATGAGTATGCTAAGTTCAAATATGAAGAAGAGCAGAAGAGAAAGAAAGAAGCAGAGCAAAGAGCTAGGATTGAGACAGAGAAAGCAAATTATCAACAGACAATAGAGAACAGCCTTCTTTCTTATTTCAACCAGTATCTTTCAAGTAAAGTTTCTGAATTACAGGGCATCTTCTCTAATTTGACACATGAGAATTTCGATCGCGAAGTTATAGGAATCACAGTCTTTCAGACCGATTATCCCAAATCTCATTTTGATAAGTTTAGTGCGGATTCAGCGACTTACTATATCAGTCAAGAAACAAAAAAGGAGATTCGCCGAAATATCTTAGAAGGTAAATATGAACAATATGCTCAACAGTATAAGGCTAAGTTATTAAACGTTAAGCAAGATCTTACCGACCGTATTCCGTCTAAACGTAAAGAACTAGCAGAGTTGGAGCTGCTTCGTCTTGCTAATGCAGAGGCAGCCGCCAAAGCGGAAGAAGTACGCAAACAACGTGAAGCTGCAGAAACGGCTAAACAGATGGAAGAAATAAAAAAAGCGGAAGAAGCAGCTAAACAAGAAGCTGCAATGAAAGCGCAGCAAAGTTCAATCGGTAGTCTTTTTGCAGGTGCTGCCGCTTCTATTGCTCCTCCGCCGACAAATGCTAAGGTGAAAGAAAAAATTATTGTACTTCACCAACAGGGATACTTAGAGGTGTTCCAAATGTGGTGGATAAACGAAGGTCAAACCTTGCCTGTTGAGGAACTGGAGAAGATATTTAAAAAGATGATTACCTATTGCGAGAAACAAGCAAACAGCAAAGAGCAAAAACATATCGAATCACAATTCATCAGCTACGAGGCAGATGTAAAAGCTAAATAGTTATGTCAAATCCCGATTCATATTATTCACGTACAGAAGTCAGTAACTCTGATCTGACAGAACTTAAAAATTATCTTTATCCCCGTGCTCAATACGGGGATAAAGAAAAGGCATTCAAGTTCGGTACTCTTGTAGACGCTCTTATCACAGAGAATGACCGTGTTCGGTATGACAAGCTGATGGTAGATGATTATGTGTACACGACAGAAGAATTTGAATTAGGACTTGAGATGCGTAGGGCTCTCCGGAAGGAAGCGGAGAAAGACCAGTTTCTTGCTGTTGTGCTAGCGCAGTCTGATACACAAAAGTTTATGGTCAATAAACAGCAGGAGTTCCATTATGGAAACTTTGCCTATCACCTCGATACTCGCTGTAAATGGGATTGGTGGTTATCTGCTTACGGTTTTGGTGGCGATCTGAAAACGACCTTTGCAGAGTCTCAGGCACAATTCGATGAAGCGATAGATTTCTTTGACTGGGACCGATCCCGTGCCTGGTATATGGATATTGCAGGAAGCGAACAGGATTTCATTTATGCAATCTCAAAAAAGAATTGCAAGATATTCAAGCATTTTATCACCGACCGTAATCATCCTACATATACCAAGGGAAAAGAAAAGTACGAAGACCTGGCTTTCAAATGGTGGCAATTGATGGTCTGATTATATTTTATCATAAAAACAATATGAACTTACTTATCACACCTAAATATCAAATATTGGATGAATTAACCAATATAGATTCATTTCTCAATATGACTATGAGTGAAGACGCGACAGAAGCTGTACAACGTGGCAATGACTTGGCTGTATATGTTGCCCGTTCCGGTAAATTACTTGCAGACTCAAAATACTGGCTCAATGAGGCGATGAAATCCGAGGTCATGCAGACGCTTGTCGATACAGCTAAGAATGCGAAAGCAACAGCGACGGCCATAAATGCTCTAGTTAACTCTCTATGTAGGGAAGAACGATATTTGGTAGACTGGTGCGAACGCTGCAATCGGACGGCAACGCATCAACTATCGTGGTGTGTAACTGTGATAAGTAAAGCAAAAGAAGAAATGAAAATGTCCGGAATGTATAATAACAATAAAAAGCAATCATCATGAAAAACTTAAAAAGAATCACAATCGGGCTAGCCGTTATCGGTCTGTTTACGGCATTATCTTTTTCTCAAAGAGAAGATGCAACGACTAGAGAAATAACTACGGCTGCCGTCATGGGAGTTGTATCAGCATTTAGTATTATCACTTTATCAACTAAAGAAGATTATGGAACAAGTAAAAAATGAGATCAAGAAGGCGGTTATCAAAAAAGACCGCTTGAATGTAGTGTACAATGAGCGTTTCTCGGAAGCGAACTACACGAATGTAATTAACAAGAGCTGCGATCAGATCATCCACAGTGATTTAAGAGAAGCATTTAGCCGGCTTAAATTACATCTCGTTGTATTGTGTGAGCAGCCAGAGGCATCTAATATCAACAAAGATAGCTTTACTTCTCCGGGCTATGCAGAGACTCTGGAAAACTATATCATTACGGGCTATGCAAATGACAGCGTCGATGGTGTTTCTGGAATTACCATCATGGGAGCTAAACTTCTTCAGTCCGGCAAAGTTGTTGACCTGAAAATCTTCGTTCCTCTCCTTGATGCAGACTACCCTTACTATGAAGAATTGAGTATTGATGCTGCAGCTTGTGATGCGGAAGTTGAAAGTTATCTGTTTGATGAGAAATGGGGAGTCAGACAAGAGCGGCTTGATTTCGAAACGGATGAACCGGAAGAAGCTGTTGTACTGGAAGAAGAGAAGCCTAAAAAAAGAGGACGTAAAAAACAAATAGAGGCGCCTGTACCTCTTGACGCAACCGCATAATCAATCATCACAGGGGGGATAATTCCCCCTGCTAAATACTCTGAATCATGAATATTGAATTAAAAGGAGATAATTTCGAATTATCATTCAAATATAAGACTTCAATAATAGATCGGGTCAGACAGATTCCCGGTAGACGTTTTGATGGTGCTAAAAAAGTTTGGATTGTCCCGACAAGGAGTAGGGTAGAGCTTGAAAGGATGATTTATCAAATACAGCAGTTTGAGAATATAAATTGGGTAAACGGTACAGAAAAAAAGGAGGAAGATATCGCTTATGATATTCCGGAACTGCCGGATCTAACCGTACCGCACAATTTAAAGATTCAGCCTTATCCTTATCAACTTAAAGGCATTGCACGAGGACTGGAACTAAAACGGTTTATGAATTGCGATGAACCGGGACTCGGAAAAGCAAATCCGCTTTATACGCTTATTGCCACCCCTTCAGGGTGGATTAAAATGGGAGAGATTAAAGTTGGAGACAAGATTTTTGCTAAAGATGGAAGTATTCAAACGGTAGAAGCAATTTATCCTCAAGGAATTCGAAAAACATATAGAGTTACCATGAATGATAATTCTCATGTTGATTGTAATCTTGAGCATCTTTGGTGCGTACGCGATCAAAATAGAAGAAGACGTGGAATGGGTTGGACGGTAAAATCATTGCAAGAATTGCTTTATTTAGGACTAACTAATAAAATGAATCCTAAGCGGGATGTTTCTAAAAGAAAGCCTTCCTTTAAATGGGAAATTCCTGTGTGTGATCCCGTTCAATATGCACATAAAAGGTTTATAATCCCATCATATACGATGGGAGCTATAATTGGTGACGCAGGATTGAATCATAAAAAAATACAGTTTAGCCTTCCTAGAGACAAATCTTTTATTATTGGTAAAATTAATAATGAGTTGATATCTGGGTTGAAAATAAGTTCATCTACTTATGATACTATTATACATTATGAAATCATAAAAGATAGTAGTAAAATTCACCTGTATAGAGAAGAAATAAAAAGAATGAAACTTGAAATATTAAGTAAGGATAAATTTATCCCGAAGGAATATCTTCAAGGGTCTGTTAACCAAAGACTTGATTTGTTGAGAGGGCTAATGGATACAGATGGTAGCTGTATAAAGAATAGAACTATATTCCACACAACATCTGTCTTATTGGTAAAAGATATAATGGAGTTAGTTCAATCATTAGGGGGCATTGCCATACCTCATATGTATAATAGGACTGATGATGCTAAAACTATTGAATTCCAAGTTAACATTAGGACTGAGTTTTGTCCTTTTAGTGAACAATCATATAAAATAAAAGATTGGAATCGGAATAAATCTTTTCAGACTACACGCTATATCAAATCTGTAGAGTATATTGGAGACTTTGAACAGCAGTGTATTAAAGTGTCGTCACTTGATCATTTATACCTGACGGATAGCTATATAGTAACTCATAATACATTGCAGAGTATTGCAACAATTAATATCGCTAGTGCTTTTCCTTGTCTTGTTATTTGTCCTTCTTCATTAAAAATAAACTGGATGCGTGAATGGGAGAAGTTTACGGACAAAAAAGCAATGATCTTAACTGATAAAGTACGTGATACTTGGACTTTTTTCTTTCAAACAGGAATGCATCAGGTATTTATAGTCAATTATGAGTCTTTAAAAAAGTACTTTGTACAACGTATAAAGAAGTCCGAAGGCTGGACGTTGAGAGATGTAGAATTTAGAAACTCAATCAATTTATTCAAGTCAGTTATCATTGATGAAAGTCACCGTTGCAAATCTGCATCTACCCAGCAGGCTAAATTCTGTAAAGGGATATGCACCGGCAAAGAATGGGTGATAGAGCTTACTGGAACACCGGTAGTAAATCGGCCTAAAGATTTGATTCCACAGCTGGCGATTCTAAACCGTATGGAGGATTTTGGTGGCTATAAACCATTTGTTAACCGATACTGCTCCGGACAAAGAGAGGCTTCTAATTTGAAAGAACTGAATTTCAATCTTTGGCAGTATTGTATGTTTCGTCGTGAAAAGTCTCTTGTTCTTACAGACCTTCCGGATAAGATACGTCAGGTTAATACTTGCGAAATTACAAATCGCAAAGAGTATATGGATGCAGAACGCGACCTTATTATGTATCTACAGAAATACAAGGATGCTGACGATGATAAGATAGAAAAGGCTCTACGTGGTGAAGTGATGGTACGTATCAATATTCTCCGGCAAATTTCTGCTCGTGGCAAAGTACGTGATGTTATTGAATTTGTGAAAGACTTCAGGGAGAATGGGAAGAAGATTATTCTCTTTTGTTCACTTCATGAAGTTGTAGACCAGTTGAAACGTTACTTTCCTACCGCTGTATCGGTTACCGGTAGAGATTCACAGGATGAGAAACAAAGAGCGGTTGACGCCTTTCAGAACAATCCTAAAGCGGATATTATCATTTGTTCAATAAAGGCGGCAGGAGTTGGTTTAACGCTTACTGCATCTAGTAATGTTGCCTTTGTTGAGTTTCCTTGGACATACGCTGACTGTTGTCAATGTGAGGACCGGGCACACCGTATCGGGCAAAAGGACTCGGTTACCTGTTACTACTTTCTTGGTCGGCGAACTATTGATGAAAAAGTTTATCGCATAATTCAAGAGAAGAAAAATATCGCTAATGCAGTAACCGGATCTACGGAAGACATTGAGGAAAATATCGTCGATATGGTTGCACGTATCTTTGATACTGATTATGATGATGAATAATTTAAGTCTGCAAAGATATGAATCTAATCAGGCTGAACTGGTGACCAAATGATTTCTCCATTGATATATCTGAAGTGTATTGAGGAACGGTTTGCAACCTTCTCTCCTGAAAAAGTAAATTCTTTACTAAAATTCTCACTTTCATGGTTAATGGTAATAACCAATGTATCATTTGTCGTGACTTTCTCTGTATTGATTTTATAAGATACAGATGTTTCAAGTCTACTTGAAGGGCGGATTGTTCTATTACGATATATTGTTGACATATATTTGTTTTTTTGCAAATATAATAATAATAAACTAATAAGCCTTGGGCGGCTTTATAAAACCCAATATTAGATTATGAATAAACTTGGAATTTTGGCGGCTATCGTATTTGTCGCAATTGTTGTGGGATGTTTTGTTACCATCCCTTATTATAACGTTTGGCAGCAAGAAATGTCTGGAAAGGCTGAATTTGCTAAAGCAGAACAAAACCGTAAAATAAGGATTGAAGAAGCTAAAGCAAATCTGGAAGCTGAAAAGCTGAACGCCCAAGCTGAAATCGAACGTGCCAAAGGTGCTGCCGAAGCGATTAAAATCGAAAATGGAAGTATTACCCCCGCATATATCCAATATTTGTGGGTACGTCAACAAAGCAATCTGAATGATAAAACTGTGATATACATACCAACGGAGACAAATCTTCCAGTTTTAGAAGCGGCAAGAAATAAATAATAAATCTGCTATGCGGTAGATTCTTGTTTACCGCATAGTTCAAATCAAGAAAGAAATGAATCAAATTTGCTGCAAAACAATAAATATAATTGATAAAACAAATGAGATAATTAAAAATACAATACCCCAACTCCATATCCTATTCATCTTTTTGTTATGCAACTCCATTTTTTCATCCGACTTGGCTTTTGAAGGGTTATGTCCACTTGTGTTTAAAACAGACATAGCTTTGTTAAAGCCGCTTAGAGGATCTACTCTTACTTTATTTCTATCAGCATAAGTCATGAGAATTGTGCTTAGAAAGCTAAACAGTGGAATTAATACAGAGATGATTAATGTTAAACTTTTCATGATTTTTTTTGCAAAGATAATAAAAAGATGATAATAGCATGGTTTTCTTGCGGTGTAACATCCGCAGTAGCTTGTAAAATAGCGTTGAGTTTGTACGAAAATGTACAGCTCTACTCCCGGATGTATTCGATGAAGTTGCACAGATTGAACGTGATGTTGGAGCAACATGCCTAAAGGATAAAGACGGACGTATCTTCCTTGATGAACTACCAACATGGCGAGGTGATCCAGTGGAAGAGATTATACCGGATTGCTCACTTATCTGCCAGATAGAGTTTCAAGAGATTATTGATAGGCAGGTAGAGCGAGTTTTGAAAGGAGAAATTAGTATTAACGATGTAGCTTAATTAGGCTCAAAACAATATAGAAATGAGCTAAAATATGACCCGAAATCAATTCATTCATTATTCCTATCGACATAGTGAAATTATAATCTGGCATCAAAAACATCCGGAAGTAGATATTGAATGTATGTTGATAGGAGTCGATTTCGATCACGAATTATTTCATCTTGTTCCTATAGACTTAGATTATTACGAAGATAGGTCGTATTGGCTTCCTTATACATCGTGTGACAAACAGTTTAAAAAGCCAAAGATGAAGATAGTGAGAAGTGATAGAACAATAGTAACAAAATAAAAATTAGTAATGAGTACACATGTAAAATTTTCAGCCACCGCCACAGGTGACGCTATAACAGCTATTTCAACAACAGTAAAGGTTGCAAAAGATGCTGATGTCGAAATCGACCTATTAATCCAAAATATTAATATCCGAGTAAGACCTACGAGCGATATTCAGGATATAATTGAGATTTATAGATTGAAAAGTAAATAATTCAAATCAGAACGATAACGAATCATATCGAGGAGCACCTCGGAATGATATTCAATAAACATAGTAACTAACCCTTTAAAATGATACAGCCAAAGCATTACAATTATCACAACCGGTCCGGACCGCCCAAGTACGCAAGGACTACATTAACCATTTCCGGCAGGAGAAACCGCTTGAAGGCATATTATTCACTGATTTCATCCAGGATGTGCTTGAAAAGAGAAGCAGACGCAAGTCTGAACACTATGCAGCCGTTTACGATGCGATCATAAAACACATTGATAACTTCTCCTCAGAGTTTGATTGTGACATATTCACCAATTCG